ATATTGAACGCTCCTTATCGGTGTGCGTAATCCGCAGCTATCCTCTGGATTGTGCTGCCCAATCAGGGGACTTTTCCATGTGGTCGTGAAGCTCCTTGAGAACCTGACACCGCCCCTGAGCAAGAGCCACGTTCTGGCCAACACTGGGCAGCCGCTCCAGCTCTTCGCGGTACCATTCCCTAAGCCACTCGAAGAGCTCGGGAAACTGGCGCCTTGTCAGAGCCATCGCCTTCACCACGTCTGGGCCCGGACGCTTCATGCCGAACCCCCAGTGTTACGATTCATCACGGTGTTAGCCTGTTGCCCACCCATCGGCATTCCGCCGGGGAACGTGGGCGTGGCCTCACCGCCACCTTGCGATCCCATCTGGGCTGCTGCGCTCTTGGCGCGCTGCTGCTCCTCGTAGGACATCTTCTCGCGGGACGGGATAACCTGATCGACCGGCATCTGCAGCCCCTTGGCCACCTCGCGCAGGATGGCCGCCCGGCCCTCGACACCCATGATCTCGATGTCAATCGGATTGGCCGTCGCGTTGAGGAACTCGACCCGACGCACGTTGACCGTCTCCTTGACCGCCAGATTGATCGCGCCGCGCGCCACGATCTCGGCGTCGCCCTTGATCGACTCGTCCGGATCGTAGCGCATGTTGTAGATGAACTGGCGCCGAACGATGGGGTGGGTCACATCGTTGTCGATGTGCATCACAACCTGCCGGATCCCCTTGCCAGCAGACCCCATCAGCATCGAGAGCCCAGACGCTGTGCGCCCGGCCCCCTGCACATTCAGATCCCCGTAGACGTAGGCGGGAATACCCGAGTGGTCATCTGCCAGCCGAGAGAACCGGTCGTACACACCCATCAACTCGTTCGCACGAGAATCGGGTTGCGCGAAACGCACGGCCGGCGCGCTCGACCCCAGCGGGTCGTTGGTCACCTGCCAGATCTTCCACGGGTGAAGCTGGGTGATGTCTTCGTTCGGCGGTATGCGTTCGAGGTTGACCTCGACCTGCGGCCCGGAGGCCAGCGCCATGTTGTTCACGAGCGACCGCGCGGCCGCGTTGCAGACGCTCTGCAGATCCTCAATGATCTCCGGGATCCCCTTGCCCCAGAAGGCGCCGGGCTGCTTGATGAAGCTGGTCTTGGCGTAAGGCTTCTCACCCAGCGGGTCGTAGTTCAGGACCGCTTTGATGACGTAGTTCCCAACGACCCACACGTTGGCATCGTACTCGCGAGCCGGGTCCGGCACCTCGTCTTCGCTCAGCCCCCACTCGCGCAGCATCTCGCCGCTCACCTGCCCCCAGAACTCAAGCGCGTCAAACATCTCGGTCGGGGAGTTGTAGGCGTAGAACTTCCGCTCCTCTTCCTCTTTCTGGAGCTCGACATCCTCATTGATCCACGACTGGCCGTTGCCAACCTCAAGGACCTTACGGATCGCATCGTCGTCGTACCCGGGCACGCCGATCAGGTCGGCCAGCTCCATCCGGCTCATGTGGTGGTGCTCGAACAGATACCCGTCGGCGATGTTGGTGATCCCGGGCTCAGGGTAGATCCGGAACGGGTCTACCCGCTCATACTCCGGCCCGAGCCGCTCAGCGCTCTCCACAACCGTGGAGCCATCCGGAGCCTTGGTGTAGTTGAGGATCCGCTGCCGGCGTACGACGGGCCCCTTCACGAACCCGCACGGGAAGGTCACAAGATCCGTGATGAACTCGTTGAAGGCCTGTGCCCAGCCGCCCTGCTCGAACTGGTCCTCGATCTTGTACCGCATCTTGTCGGCGCGGTTCTGCGCTTCCTGCAGTAGAGAGAACCTGTAGTCCTGCGCCACCATCTCCCGCAGCGCGGCCATGTCCTCCTGCGCCGGGGCCTGCCCCGTCTGCTGCATGATGTCCACAAGCCGGCGAGCCACGGCCTGCTGCAGCTGATCCTCGGCGTCGGGCGGCAGATCCGGGATTGTCGTGGGCTGCAGATCCCAAGGGGGTGTTCCCTGATCGAGCAGGATGTCCCGCAGCCAGCTCTCCGCGGCCCGGCACTTCACCTCGGTAATCATCATGTAGATTTCCGAGCCGCCCTGCTCGCGGATCTGCTGTAGTTTGTCAGCCTCGTACTCACCGTTGCGCTGCCGCATGGCGCGCAACATTATGTACTCGATGGGTTTCTTGGCGATACGAGCCGCGTCCCAGCATTCACGTAGATACGCCACCAACCCAAGTACGAATGGATCGTTTTGCCGAGCCGCCAACTCACGGTCGATGCGCTCCTGCTCTGCGCGAGCAAGAGTCTCGTTATCAACAACACGCAGGATGGTCAGGCCAGCCATTAGGTTCCATCACAAGCTATAGCTGCCTACAATATACACACAGCCATATGTTGCGGCAAGCCCAAGAAAAAAGACCCCCGTCGGGGGAGGATCCGACGGGGGCAAGTAGAGCGAGTTTCCAACAGGGAGGTCGGAGTGACGCCCTCTGCATACTATGTCCAGCCGGCGGCTGCAACCCTTTTTACCGCCCGGGCCTGCATATTGTGTGTCCCGTCGAGCGAGGCACTAGATATATGCAGCATCAGATACTGTAGCGCTTCGGCCACATGGCTGTGCCGCCCGGCCGGACCGGCCTTGTCGATCTTCCCGTTCTTGTCGAACCGGTACCCGCCCATCATGGCCGCCTTGAGCTGCGTACACCGCGGATCCACGACGAACGCGCTGTCCCCGTCCACCTGCCTCATGAGGTAGTCGTCGACGGCGTTGAGCCGGGCACTGACCTTGTTGGTCTTGGCCGGGATGACCTTGAGCCCCTCGGCCCTGATGATGTCGACTGCGCTCCGCTCGTCTGTCTGCGCCCTCTGCACGCCGGCCGGGTCGACAACAACGAGGATGGGACTGCCCGAGAACCGTTCATTCAGCAACGGCTTGAGCATCGTGCGGACGAAGCGTTGCACCCCCATGTCGAAGCTCACCAGCTCGTCGAGGATGAGCGCCCGCCCGCGGGGATCCTGTTGCCCCAAGACGGCTGCCGGGGTCAACCCCAAGTCCATCCCCACGACGACGGGGCGCGTGCCGTTGATGATCGGCCGCAGCCGCTGTGATGCCATGTGGTAATCCGGCCGGAAGTACTGATAGACCGGCTGCCCCGCCGAGCTCAGCCCATACTCACCATCGATGAATACCCGGATGTAGTCCTCCGACCGGCCTTGGGTGTCGTAGTACCCCTCCGGCAGGTTCTCGATATTCTCCGCGTAGATACTCCGCCCCGATGGTTGTTTGAACACATCCCACCCATTGTCGTTAGGCGAGACGCCGTCCTTCGGGTCAAGTTTCTCCATCTGGTAGTACCACCAAGTGTCCATGGTGGGCGGGTTGGTATCCCCCCACATCCCGAACCACGTCGGCCCACCATCCTTGGAGCTGGGGAATCGCCCGATCCGCTTGGACATGGCATCGACGATCTCGGGGTGGATGTCCCTGCACTCATTGAACCACGCGAAGGTCAGTTCCAGCGAGTTCAGGTTGGCCACGTCATCCGCATCGTCCAGCGCGCGAAACATCACCTCGCACTCGACGTCGCCGACCTCGAAGAAGTAGGTCTTGGTGGTGCGCATGTACCGCCCGCACACCCCCGGCGGGAACCAGTCGAGGAATGTCTTGATCGTGGTGTCCTGCAGCTGCCGCGCCGTCTCGCGGACAATGGCGCACCGTGTCCTGCGCTTGCCCGTGTTCGGATCCGGCTCCTGCATGGCCGCCCGGCGGATGATCTCGAAGCTGCAGGTCACCGACTTCCCGCTGCCGACAGGGCCCATGAGCACACGCATCTTGGCGTCCGACTTCATGAACCTCTCGCCTGTCGGCGGCGGGGTATAGTCGATGTCGAGGGACACTACTTGGGCTGAGGCTTACTGCGCATCCGCGCCGCAAGGATCTCGTCCGCATACTTACCCGTGCTACGGGTCATCTGCGCCGCCTCACCGGCCCCCCGGTTCATACGACCCGGCCCTGCCGTCCCAAAGGTCATCTTCGCGTAGTCATCGCCGAGCTTATAGAGCTTGTCGCGTACGGCCTTGTTGCGCTCAGCGGAGCGTTTCTGGTTGCGGTTGTAGGGCCGCGCGTTGTCACCGGATTTAGGCATGTCAACCTCCTTCAAGGGTTTTGCAAGGCAGTATTACCACAGGGCTGTGCCAGTGTCATCAGTGGACCTCCCGTTCCCGCCCGTCAAGCGAGTGGTGAATGTAGACCAGTCCCTCGGCCTCAAGGTCCAGCGTCGGGTAGCACCAGCAGTCAGGGGCGGGGATGTGCTCCTTCAGGTCGCCCGTGGGAACCACGTGCCAGCCTTGGGTGTCCTCGTCTTCGTCGTACTCGTCATCCACGGTTGTGTCCCTTCACCAGCATCACCACGATTTCCCGCGGGCGTCCTTTTGGGCGTCGGTGCGTTCGGCCACGTGGGGGGATGATCTTCGTCCGGTACGAGTGACCTTCGCCTTCAAGCGCCGTGCGTAGTTCTTCATGCTCTCGTAGCGTCTGCAAGCGGACTGCCGGAGACCCCTCATAGGCAGAGTCAAACCTCGTCAGAATGCTCAATGAGTTCGCCCTCCACGTCGGCCGTAAGGGTCATGGGCGGCGCGTTGTTCCCGAAGTTGATGTTGATCTTCACCCCACCGGAGGCACCACCGGTACCTTCGTCTGCCTTGGCCTCCAGCCCCGCCCACTTGACCGTGCTCTTGATGAGGTCGGCCTTCACGGCCGGAGACACATCGGCACTGTGGATCAGCATCCACGAGGTGGTCAGGAGCTCCTCAGCCTGCGCCCGGGCCTTCAGCTTGAACGTGATCCCCTTGTCGCGGATGTCCTCGCGGTAGGCCTCCACCTTCTTCAGGAACACCCGGTCCTTGTTGAAGACCAGCAGGTCAGAGGCGGTTATGCGATGCCGCTGCTTGATCTCGTCGAGCGTCTCCCCGCTGCCCTCCAGCGCAAGGGCAACGTCGAAGGCCAGCCGGTCAGACCATTTGGTGTGGTGCAGCGGGAGTGAGTCCATGCTGCGAAGATAGCTTGCAGGTGGGGGGTCTGGCAAGAGGGGTGGACAAAGTATACGCAGGGCGGTTTGGGGGTGCTGAAAGTATACACGTTCCTTTTTTGGGGTCGTGCTTTGCGGGGTTTACTATAAAAGGGGGCGGGGTCGGCAAGCCCGGTCCATGTGCCCCCCTCCCCCCTGCCATGCGGCGCTGCACAACGCAACGCGACGCGGCGCAAACGCCCATAAAATAAGGCGAATTTGACGCCGCGTGCTTACTATGCCATAAAGGATTCACCGAACGGCAGACGACCAGCCGCTAGGGACGCCAGCCCGGCGGGGCTGACGGTCTTTGAAATCGGGTTCGCGCCCCGCATGACAAGAGGTAAATGTCATGGCTAAACTTAACTTTTCCGCCGCCGGCGCAAACGAAACCGCGGCTTCGGGTTCCGATCTAGATTGGAACAATGTCCAAATGGACGATCTTTCGCCCGCAATGCGAGCGAAACTCGAGGCGGTTTTGGATGCCCGCAAGGCGTTCGAGGACGCAATGATCGCGGCTTCGCAAAAAGCGAAGCTGATCTCGAAAGAGGAGACCCTCTTGTTCGGATACAAGTTCCTCAATCGCGGGCAGGTGTCCATCGCCGCCGCCCCGATCAAGCGCAAAGCGGAAAGGTCCAAGAGCAAGTTCGCCCTCTGAACTAGACCCCGGGCCGGGCGCGCAAGCGCCCGGCTCTTCACCCCAACTGGAGGACAGACATGTTCTTGCAGATACTTCGCGCGGCACGCGCGTATCGCAACGGCGCGCACACGCGCGTCGTCTGTGGCGGAAGCCTTTCCGACGACGCTTACAGCGTCGTCTATGACGACATGCTCGACGAGGCTATGGACCTCGTCGAAGACATGGAGTTCGCGCACATAGTGCGCGGTATCTTCTACCGCGCTGCCCTGCGCGGCGCGCGGATGGCAGAGGCTCGACGGCCTCTGCCCGGGCAGGGCAAGCCGTCCTGCTGGTAACCAACGGGCCGGGCGCGCAAGCGCCCTGCCCCCTACCTTCAATGGAGAACAAGATGACCAAGACCTACACGCGCAGTGAGCTTCGCGACCGCCAAGCGAAGCACGATGCCCGCATCTCGAAAGTCGGCCAGCGCGAAGCTGCGCGCTACTTGCGCAGCAAGGAACTACCCCCGCAGCGAGGTAGCATCCGCGCCGGCCTTGCCTTCGCGATGCTGAGCGTGGCGATCCTCGTGATCGCCCTCGCCCTCTAACAACCAGCCCGCCCGGAACACCACCGGGCGGGCTTTCTCATGTCCGCAGGACAGCCGCGTTGCGGTCGCGTTTTTATCTACTCGCTACGCTCGCATACGTCGGGGGGATTTAGTTACAGGCCCTTTATATAACGCCATAAGTCGGGGGCCCTTAGTTAACAGACAATAGTTTACAGTATGTGTGTAAACTGAAACTTAACGTGTAACAGTACAGCATAGATAGCTAAAAAGTGCTGTGTTTTCAATAGGTTAGCTCTAAAGTATACAGGCAACTATCTATTTTTAATGTAACGTTTATACCCGCTATGCAACATCTAACTGGACACGCAGGAGTAAGTATACATGTAGACTTAATAAAAAAGCCAATAAAACCAAGGGGATACCAGGGGGAGAGGGTGTGTATATATACGGTTTACTATCCATTTATCTATCTATCTACAAAATCAACCCTTTTTCCTAGCGCGCGACTGTTGTCAGCAAACTAGTCACACCTCACCAAAAAAAGATAGCGTGTTTATTTTCGAACAGATAGATAGATAGTTGGATAATTTCGAGCACTCACCCTAATAAAATCAAGGACTTAGCCTATCCACTGTGTTACATAACCGGTATACACACCACCGAAAAAATAGATAGTAAAGTGTATACTTGCGGCGGGACCCCGCCCCGCCCCGCCGGCGAAAAAGCCAGCAAAATCAACGAGTTGCGGGCAAACTTGACAGCCGGGGCCGGATCTGCCACGATGGCTTCGCCTTCGGGTCGACCCCCGCTGGTATATACACTAAATCACCGTCCAAGTGGAGACTATCATGAAACTGGACACGACCCTGTCGGTTCAACCGACTTCTTCCGACGTTCCCTACACCAACATCCATCAGGTTGTCCGTGATTACTATGCCGGTAAGCCTGTTCTTGTCCGTGGTTATGGCCAGATGTCTGGTCTAACTGTCGACTGCTACGAGACCCCCTACCTGAAGGACATGGGGTATACCCATGTTGAGTTTCGTCTCGGTGATCAGTCCAAGGAGGTGGTGCTGTGACTACTTCCGTCTGGACCAAGCTCGCTGACCTGCTCCCTCAGCAGGATCATCGCATCCTGACAGTCCGCCCTTATCGGCGGACCTACCTCCATCAGGCTGACGCTGGCTATGACTGGGCTGTCGGTAGGACCTTCATCATCACGACGGAAGCGTCCCCCTACTGTGGATCCCTCGTCGCTGTCGACGAGAAGCGTCACCTCAAGGAGTATGGGTATACCCATCTCCACATCCACTACAACATCAGCTCTGCACCACTGGAGATCGAGCTATGATTTCTCGTACTACCGAACAGCAAATCCGTGATGAGTGGCAGCGTAAGGCTGACTACATCAACCAAGGTTTCAACATCGAGATCGATGAGTATAGCCTTGAGCAGACAGCCAAGGTGCTGGAGGTCATCAATCCCGGTCGGTCCTCCGTGGACCACATCAGGGACATGGTCAGGGCCAACATGTGGGATGGTACTACGTCCCTCGGCACAGCTGGTTGGGAAGCCACTGGTTTCTTCCCTGACCACAAGCCCGGCACGATGGTCGTGAGGCTGTCTGTGAACGCCTACACCGTCCAGCGCTGGCTCGATACCCATACCCACAAGTGACTGTCGAAACCACCCTTCGGGGTGGTCTGTGCTGGCTGGCTACCAGCACACTGATGAGACAAGCCTAGACCTACTGGAGAACGATATGTTCGGTGCGATCAACACCCAACTACCCGACGCCATCACGACCTACGAGGAGGCCCATGCCAAGTGGGCCTCCATCAAGCCTATCCGTGGACGGGAGGACCAGAACACTCGTCCTCTGGCACGACGGGCCAACGACAGCCTGACGATCCGTCAGGACACCAAGACCAACGACATCGTGGTCCGGCTCTACAGCACGGACATCGTGACTTATCATTCGCCGGATGGCGACCAAGCCAACCACATAACGCTGGAGCCCTATGCCAGCGCACTGACCAACAGGATCATCAGCAGCCTCTTTGGGTACACCCACCTCCATACCCACTGGGCTGATCGGGACCACCCTGCCCCGGACCACATCACTGGAGTGAATGGGCGGTACTACAACACGCCGGACTATGCCTACATCCGCTGCGGTGACCCTGAGTGGACCCTCGTGAGTGGTGCCAAGCCGTTCGAAGTACCCCGGCTCGACAGGAAGGGGGGCAAGCAAGCCCTTCGTGATGCCAACTACTACACGTTCAAGCTGTGGCTGGAGACCCGGATCAGGCTCGGGGTCATTGAGTTCGGCTACCTCTGGTCACGTAGTCCGTATAAATGGACGCCTCGGCTGGCGTGGCAGTACCTCACCGCTGGTGAAGAGGGCTGGGCCGAGGTGGTCAAGCGCATGAGTAGTTCGACACCGCTGGAACGTGAGCTGGAGAGCCTGCGCCGGGCTGTCTACAGCTACGCTGGGTGCTACGACACCGAGACGGTGGAGTACTTCGACAGCTGGCAGCAGCTGGACGCTGCCCTTCGACAGATGCGGCGTATTGCCTAGTCGAAACCACCCTACGGGGTGGTAGGGTGGTT